TCTGTATCGAGTTGTTTGAAGACGACTTGTATGTGCGCCTGATTGAAGGGGATATCACCGAGGATGAACTCCTTGAGCTTGATGGGAAGATCCTGGGGTGCTGGTGTAAGCCACGCCCCTGTCACGGAGATGTTTACGTCAAAGTCATTGGTCGTATTAAACTATTCCGCAAGCTGGGTAAATCCTTTACTGAACACCTGAGACAAACGTATGAGAAAAGTTCTGGTCAAACTTGATTGCCACCCATATTTCCCGGATATTTGGTTCACCAACAGCCGCATACTGTTTTCACAACAGTTATCCAAAATAAGGGATGACGGCGTTCCCAATGATTTTGGGGATACCATCGGCATGGTCAGTTCCAATGAAAGTCGCGGAAAGATGGTGGTCGGGGTTTTCATTCCGAATTCTGGGGTGTTGGTCCACGAACTAAGCCACGCAGTGATCAATATATTTGAGGCGGTCAATATGACTGCCAATACGCACACCACGGAAGCATTTGCCTATCTATTGGAAAGTTTGTACAACCAATGCAACCATTATCTGAATCTATGGAGTTCTTGTGATGAGCCAGGATGAAATCCAGATTTCATGCGATATCGCTGTAGAGGTATGGAATCGCCGGAACCCGCATTACCAGGTGACTGTCACACCAAATCGCTACCTCGAGCAGGGCGGTTTGATTGTTGTTGATGCTGTGCTTGCGTTCAACAAGTACACCGACATGCAAATCCTGGACGGCAACTTCACTGTCGCGACCAAAACGGCTTGGGATGACCCTATGGAGTTCGTCTATGGCTGGATCGAGTGCATCGAGGAATCCTACCACCTCATCTACGAATGAGGGTGAAGGGCACTAAATACTACGTGCCCTTTATCTTTCAACCCCTGTCAGGAGGCTCAATCGAGCTGCAAGTCGACAAACCACATAAGGAACGCCATCATGACGATGACAACGTTGAAGGCCATGGCCTTGTCCGTGACCTTTACCATTGCCAGCGGGAATGTGCACGCTTCCCAAAATACAAGTCAATGTGTTTATGATTTCTCTGAGCAACAACTTAATACGCTGGCAACTGCCTATCACATAGGCAAGACACAAGACCTTGGTTACACTCTGGCCGCCATATCTTGGCGAGAGAGCCGCGCTGGTGAAGATGTAGTGTCAATGCGATACGGCCTCAAGGCGGCTAACATGGGAGCCTTTCAGAACAAGGTGAAGACAGTTGGTGATCGCGAGGGTTGTAAGAATCGCAAGTGCTATGCCAATGTCGCCATCAAGTTGTTGACCGACCAAGAATATGCCGCGCAAGCCGCCCTCGATGAGATGCAGTTCTGGCTGACCTATCACAAGCAGAATGTGCGCAAATCCCTCTCCTCTTACAATGCTGGCTTCGCCCGTAATCCCGCATCGAACGCCTATGCTGCCGACGTCGTGAAGAAAGCTAAATATCTTCAGAAATGTGTGTCCTTCAAAGGGCGTTCAATCTCTGAGGTGGATCCTCAGGTGATCGCCATGAACAAGCGCACGATAGAGAAACTGAAGAGGACAAGATAATGAACATCACTCCATCCCAGACCGGATATGAACATATCTTGGTCTTCATTGCTCTACAGGGCGCGAAGGAAGGCATCATCGTATCCGAGTACTCGGGGACTGTGCGCCTAGCAGATTATGTCGCGCCGGAGGCATTTATCAAGAAGTGCATTGACGCATGGTGCATCTATGCCCTCGGCACGTATCCTGCTCCTCCTGAGGGCGAGCTGTTGTTTACCGTACCGACTCCGGCTGCTGGCGATACAGACGCGATCTTTGCCGATATGCTGGCCAAGGGGTATCTGGTGTATGACATCACCCACGATGTCTATTCCTTCACCTCGCTGAACACTGTGTTTGGGTTCACCATAACATCTGAAGCCAACATCCCTGACTGGGGTATCTTGGCATGGGGTGTTGACGGCCTGGGCGCAACCTATGCATCGTCCGACGTCGGTCCTGTTCTGATTGATGAGGGTGTAACCATGGAGCAGTACCTTGCCCAGTTCCCTCAGCACAATATCACAGGCAGCGACATCATTTTGGTTCAGCCTGGTGCTATCGCTCTACCCCGTTTGGTAGATGGCTGGAAACCACAGCTGAAGGACATCATCGCAGGAATCAGATTCCACATTCCGGTTGTGAATCCGACGCCGTAAAAATAATTCAATAAAAGGGGCTTTGCCCCTTTACTTCTTCAATAACCTTCCCTATACTTCATTCCATAAGCAGTACGACACCAACTTGAAAAGCAGGAACTACACCATGAAAATTATCCTCGACGCATATATCCGCCACGGTCAGAAATACCTGATGGCCAAGGTTTACGACGGCGAAGAACTGATCCACGCCCAGACCGCCCCAGCTGCCCAGCTGCGAGAAATCATGTCACGCGACTTCCCTGGTGTTGAAATGGTAGAGCCTGCCAACCAGGCTGAAGTAGACAAAGAGTGGGAACGTGAGTGGAGTCCGGCTGCTATTGCTCGTTCTGAAAAGAATTGGTCTAACCGTGAAAACGCAAACCGCCCTTTCCGCCGTTAATTTGAACCGAAGGAACTATATCATGACACAACTCAAGAACTTCACAGCCGATGACATGTTTGCCTTCCAGGGCGCTGAGCACTTTGCTGACGGCTCTGTACCTCGCATCTACTATTTCTCCGACGAAGAGATGGAAGCGTTCTTCGACCTGATGGAAAAGGACTACGAATCAGGCGACTTCGTTTATATCATCCATCACGCTGAAGGGTTATCTCTGGGCTGGACGGCCAACAACGAGCCGGAAGAAGTAAACTTCCCTGAAGGCATCATGTCAGAGCGCATTGAATATCTACTGGAAGCCCTGGACTCACACACCCTCCCACTCTGGGCGATGTCGGTAGCCAAAGTTCAAAAATAAGATAAGGGAGCTTCGGCTCTCTTTTGGTTTCGCTAATTAAGGGAAACCGCCATATTCCCATCAGGAGATACAAAATGTCAAACCCAAGTTTCCTCCAGTTCATGCAGGAGAAAGACCAGTTGGACGAAGCGTTCAACTCCGCTCCGTATGAGCTGACCATGGGCAAGAAGAACGCAGGCGATGTGTTCTTCACCTTCATCGATGAAGATGAAAAAGAATACCGCATCCAGTTCTATACCCCGCAAGGTCTGGGCAAGAACGTTCGTCAGGTCTTCATCGGTCAGAAGCGCGGCTCCGTCTACCCTGATGCCATCGCTCGCTTCAAGAACCCAATGCGCGTCATCGCCTCCATGATCGAAGCGACCAAGCAGTTTTTAGCAACTCCTCTGGGCAAGACCATCGATGGTTATGCCGTCAACTTCTCCAAGAAAGCGCTGGATCGCGGGATGACCCTGATTCCAAAGATCATCCGCCAGTCCGGTCTGAAGCAGAAACTCAACGTCATGGACCTGACCTACGCGCCTGTCCCTGACCGTGGTTATGTGTGGCTGGTTCGTAAGGGCAAAGATCCGGCTCAGGTATTCGACGGTCCGAAGATGCAGGGCATCACCTGGGACGATCCGGACAAGGTCGGCGACGTTCCGGTTCAGAACAATACTCCGGATGTGGGCACTACAGATTCTACTGTCAATCTGCGCGACAAAGGTTGGTCTCTGAGCGGTAAAATGGGGCAGCAACCTGAACTCATCTATTTTGCCAATGGCAAAAGCGGGGCTGTGACGGCGCATGTTAGTCTTCCTGGTACATACGCAGGCAACTACAACGGTGCAACAGGTTCTTCCGACAAGAGCGCGATGTACGTCATCCGTTCGCTTGGCATGCCTGAGCCACCAATCTCTATGTACAATGAATTCACCAAGATGGCTGAAGCGTTCTGGAAGAAATCAGATGTCTTTGACGGGAAGAGCACTGAGGGTGCAACCAGCGTCGATCAATTGCGCGACAGCGGCTTTATTGCTCAGGTTCTCGGTATCGTTGACACCAATGTCGGGTTAGATACTTCTATCCTTCCTGGTGAAAACATCCGTCGCGTGGGTGCTGGTCATTACACGACGGCAGGCGGGTTGGTTATCGTTGTCAACTTCACAAACGTCCTCGCTGGTTTCGTTCAATACTCAGTTTTCAGCGAAATTGCTGAACAGAAGACCGTGGCCAAAGGCAGCGCTCGTGACGTCGCCAAGGCGATAATTGCAACCATCTTTGAAGTTGCCAAGACCCAGTACTCCGGCGAATGGGAAATTAGCGCAGTACCAATGAGCGCTCCGTACCCTATCAAGGCCATCCGTCATTCTCAGGGCTGGGGTTATGTAGAGACCGCAAACTGGACTCTGAAAGTGTCCGACGCTGTCCTGAATCGTGTGAAACCAGGGAACACCGCTCTGTTGGAACTCAATAAAGAGCCTCTGCGCGGCAAGCACCTGCTGGAAATCATCCCAGAGAAGGGCGACAAGACTCTGATGCTGAAAGATCGCAGCGGAGCCATCTACGGTTCCATCGATTTGAATGCTCAGGGTGCTGATCTGGTAAACTCTGGGACCCTGAAGATGCCACGCAACGCCATGGTGTTTGGCGAGACTGTCAACGGTATGTCCATCACTTGGACTGGCTTCGATTTCCCGAAAGGTGGGAAGTATGACGGTGCTGTGATGACAACTAACGTGACCTATTACTACGACAAAGGCAAAGTGGCGATCACGCCTATGGTCTCCAATAAAGGTCGTATCCTGAACAATCCGAGGTCGTACGAACTCCCGCTGACTAAGGAATTTGTTCAGAAGTCTCTCGACAGTTGGTCGGAGAAGATGCAAATGATCGCCCGTAACATGCAGAACCTCAAAAGCAAGGACTACAACCCGATGCAAGTCTTCCTCGATGATATCTACGTGGACGACAACGGTGAAGTTCTGTGGCGCGGACACAACATGGGCGACCGCCGCACAACAGAGACCATGCTGAACATCCTTGGCAAAGAAGCAGATCGCCTTGAGAAAGAGCCTGGTACTGCCAAGAAGACTGGCGTTGAACTGGCCACCTATGCCGGATCTATCCGTGACAACGCGCCTAAAACCCGCGATATTGATTGGCAGATCTATGCAACAAAAGACTCACAGACCCTGAATGTCGTCTGGGAACTCACTTTCCGTCGCAACAGTGCTGAAGGTGCTTTCCGCGAGTACAAAGCTCAGATCGATCGCGCCAACCAGTATCTCCAACAAGTAGCCCAAGATGCCAAATCCAAGGGTTACAACGTTGACAAGGTGGAACTGCTCACCTTAGACGATGCGAAGAACTCCGATGAAATGGTCGCCAGCAATGGTGACAACCCATACAGCGAGTACGAGCAGTCAATGGGTAGCCGTTTGGTGTTCGGTATTAAGTAAATCATCGAAAGCCCCTTCGGGGGCTTATAAATAACCGAAATCCCCGAGGAGATTAAGATGAAACCGTTCATTCAATATTTCAACGAGCAAGCTGCTCAGCCTCAGACCCATGCTGGCGTCCAGGGCAAAAGTGTATCCATCACCAAACAGGCTGATGGCACTCAGTGGTGCTCCGGCGCTACTGTGACCCAAATCACCCCTGACAATCAGGCGGACGTCTACAACCTGGAGTTAACCAACGGCAACACCATCAAGGTGAAGCTGACCCCAGATCAGACCCACGGCATCACTCAAGGCCAAGAAGTTGTTGTCGTTCACGATGGCTTCGAATTCTTCTTCGGCAAGTCTGCTGACAAAGGCCAGGTGACTGAAGCCTATGCTCAGGAACTGGCGAACATGGACAAGATGATCGGTAAAGCACTGGGTGTTGGCAAGTCTCGCAAGAGTGGTCGCACTGAGTTCGAATACTCCGGTATCCCGGGCATCGGCAAGGCGATCACTGTGAACTTCGGCGGTGAAGATGAC